AACCAACAAATAACTCTCCCTGGCCATTAGCAGTAAGAACATTACTGGACACAGCATTACTAAGGAAACTTCCATTTTGTTGTGCCGCAGTAAACCATTCACGCCAAACATGTGATTCTTCAATAGGGTTTTGGGGTATGGGTGGGAGTGGATTAGCCATTATTCCTCGACACCTGTGGCATATCCGAAGTCAAGCATATCGGGAAGCCATTTCTGTACTTTCTCACCAATATCAGTACGATACATTATACTGTTTGGTATATTAATCTTTTGTTTAATCCTTTTGTATACAGCTTCACGAGACTCTTCCACAGATTCTCCAAGACCAACCACTGTACATACATAGTTCCCGGCTGTTACAAACATAGGAACATTGAGTTTAACTTCACCATCGGACATTGCTGGTGCTTTGCCCCATTGAACATCACATAAATGAACATCACCCACAGCATCGTCCATAGTTAAGCCCCACATTGGGTATCCTGAGTTCTCTTTCTTGTTCATCTTGTCATATGGGAAGTCCGGCATAGTGATAACGACACCAGTAGCTACCTTATCATAAACTCGAAGGCTATCCTTACCATTAATCAGGTCAAGCATCCATTGAGCAGGATCACCACGATGAAGGCTTAGTTGGATATTGAATAAGGGCCAGCCTGGACGCATAGTGAATTCTAAAGGCCATGCTTTACCATCCTTATCAATAATACAGTTAACATCAATGTAGCCGGTATATCCTAACCCGTGCAACATATCTTCTAGGGGTTTAAGCATCTCATCAGCTAGTTTAGAATCTTGCGTATAACGAACGACTGTTCCTTGTTCTCCTGTGGCAACACCTAATTCACCATCCATTAGCTTCTTGTGTTCCCAAGACTCACAGAATTCTTTGTTGAAACCGGCAGGGCCAAACCAACCACCAACAGCAAACTCAATTCCTTTGCGGAACTCTTGAAGAATGAACTTACCTTTATAGGCATTATCCTTCTTCCACTTCATCAGCATGTATACCATATCAGCAGCATCTTTAGCTACATAGGATAAATCCTTAGCACCATCACCAATAGGTTTAGACACATACCTGCGTGGGTTCTCCATTACATAGGCAATGGCTTCATCATACTTCTCAAATGTACGACTTGGGATACAAGAAATACCTGCTTTCTCTAGTATTTTCTCACCGTGATCGCGTTCTTGTTCCCAACGATTAGTGTCTATGGATGGCCCAAAGATAGGGTATCCTTGGTCACGATAGCGTTCAAGGGCATATATGTAGAATACATTATCTGTACAGAAGATCAAGTCAGCCCACTTCATGTGGTCTTCCCAGTTAGTCACACGCTTAACTAGACCGCCGTCACCTATTTCTGAACGAGAACCGTCTTTGTTATGTCGTTCAAACATTTTAACATCATGCCCGTATGCTTGACAATGAAGGGCATAGGATAGCCCACAACCTGTGGCATCTATTACTAAAATCTTCATTGTTGTTGTTGTCCTTGTTGAATAACACCAAACATTAACATTCTATCTACAATTTTATTAGAAATAATTTTAGATTTTTGTTTGAAAGGTATTGATTTATCTTCTTTTGTTGCCTTTACAATAGCATCAACATCTCTTCCAATAGTATTCAAATCCTCTTTTGATAGTAGACCAGATTGTTCTAGCGTTGGACGTAGTTCATTAAAATGTGTCCCAATACTGCCCGGTGCTTTTTTACTCAGTATGTAACGAATAGCGTCTGGTAATGCTTTCATTGCTTCTGGATTGTTTTTTATATGTTCTCCTAAAGCTTTGAATTGGACAGGTGAGTATTTACTACCAAGTACATCTCCCAATACATCAACAGGTCTCTTTCCGGGTTCTCCAACCATTTTAATTTGTTCTTTAGCGAAATCATCAACAGATGAAGACCATCCCTTCTTCTTTGCATCCTGTAATTGAGAAGCTCTTTCTTCTGATATATTCTTTCTTTTTCCAGTTGTTTTTTCAGCTTGTTCAAGGCTTTGTTGATACTTTTCTAGTTCTCCACGTAAACCCGGAACGGCCTCTATCCATTGGTTAGCATCTTTGCCTAGCCAGGTTGATACGTGTTTTGAGTCTAGACCATGTAGATCATTAATAGCGTTCTGCCTTGCATATGTTTTAGCATTCTGAGGCCCCACCATATCAGAGAGTGCTTGAAAACTTCTCTGTGTGCTAAAGTATTTCTTAGGAACCTTTGTAGGATCAAGTTCCGTTCTTCCCGTAAAATCGGATTCTACACCAGTAGTGGCTTTACCTTCTTTGGTTCTATAAGCAGCTAAATCTCCTGATTTTTCTTTATAGAAGTCTTTAGCTTCTTTAAGCTTAGGTTCCCAGTCGTATACACCGCCTGATCGTTTCCCATCTTTACCAGCAACACCTTCAATTAAATCTTTACGTAGTTCTCTAGCACGAGCAGTACCAATAGCTTTGCCTCCTTCTGCATCGAGATAGCCCTTATCTGCAAGTAGACGGGCATAATCATCAATTGCCTTTATAGATTTAGGAGCCGCTGCTGTTTTTCCTACTTCCTCGCCCCATTCATTTGTTATGGGTTTATTACCGGAACCATCATAAATATCATCTAAAATTCTATTTACTTCTGCTTCTGCTTCTTTTGTTAACCGACCAGCTTTTATTTCCTTTTGCCACTTCTCACGAACCGCTTTTCCTTCAGGTGTTGCTTGCCATGGTCTTTCTGCCTTAGCTCTTTCTTCTCCTGATTTTATAGCATCATTGTACATAGCATCATATGTATTAGACCGTGCTGAAAGAATTGGTTCTTGTTGTTTTATTACATCTTCTTGCATTGTTGAACCAAGATCGTGGACAGGGACAGGTTCTCCTAGTCCTTCTTTCTTTGATGTTTCTGCAGATCGTGCTTTGTTTTCTGCTTCTTGAGATGCTGTTAGCTTTCCTTGCATTTTGCGTAGTTGTAAATCATGTGCTCGCTGTGCTCTGTCATTAGCTGCTGCAAGATCTTCATGCGCCCCTTGCTGCATTGTCTCGCCAACAATAGATGCAGAACCCATGGCCCCGCCCATCTGCTCTCGTGCTTTTCTTATTCCTTGTGCTCTTGTAGCCTCTTCTGCCTCTGCTCTAGCACCAGTATCTCTAAAAGTATTATAAATAGCAGACAATGTCTTTCCTTTCCAATAAGGAAGAAAAACCCTTGCTGCTGCAACAGTTGCATCCATAGCAGACTTAGGATCTTTAGCAATATCTAAAGATTTATCAATAGCTCCTAATATTGAACCAGATATTTTAGGCGGCCCCTTTAGAAGTAATCCTTCTAATGTTGTTTGTACCATTGCTTGGGGCATATCTGTTTTATTGGCAATAAACTCTGATGTTGCTCCCACCGCACTTCCAGCCAATCCCATCACAGACCTAAGCGCCTCTCCTTGGTATGCTTGTTCATCATATAACCCTGCTTTCTGAGTAAGTCCTTTGAATGTATCACTCATGGGTACGCCACCAGAGCCAAACTGTGCCACCTTAGCGCCAGTTGCTCGTGCTCTTTCGAAAGGATCCGCTTCTCCTTCCTTTTTTCCGAAAATAGCATCCTTGACTACTTCATAAGGACTAGCCAAAATTGAAGTAACAACACCAGCAGCAGCAGGAACAGCACCGGCAGCAATATCTAAACCAGAAGCAATAGTAGAAGCAAGTTGAGCACCATGGTTAGTTTGTTCTTCTGCTTTCTTTTCTACTGGTTTATCTTTAGCGACTACTGGGCTTGCTTTTCCTAAGTGATCTAGTATTTTTTGTTTAGCCGCTGCCGGGTCTGTTTCCGCAATGTCATAATGCTGTCCTTGATATTCATATATTGGCATAACAGCCCCTTAATGTAACTTAATCGGATCTTCTTTAGTACCTGATCCAGAGGTAGGTGATGCTGGTGAGGCACTAGGTTTTGGGCCTTTCTCCTTAATCCACTGTTCAATAGACATCTTATGTTTTTGCATATAAGTAATATCTTCAGGAGTAAACGGGTAATCTTTATCCATCTGAGCTATGGCGGATTTAACTACTTCCTTTTGAGCTTCTGGGAATTTAGGATTAGCCATTGTTAAGTTTGCTCTTGTTTTAGCTTGCTCCTTGGAATCTGCAATAGCATATAATTTAGTAAGGACACTATCTGATGGTTTGCCAGTAAGTTTGTTTTGATACATTTGAATAGTTGTTACTTGTGGTTTATAACCGCCCATTTCAATAGTCGCAAGAGCAGTACCAATATTAGAAGCAGCAACTATATACTGCTTATCTTGCTCAGGTGTCATAGCCCGGCCTAATAAGTTTAAAGGAGCACTAAACAGGCCTGTCCCTGGTTTCACATCACCAAATACACCGCCAGTAACACCCACATCCATTTTTGATATCTGTGTCATACTACGCCCAAGTTCTACAACAGCCCCCGCTACATTCTCAGACCGTGCTCCTGAAAGACCACCCCCTGCTCCCCCAGTTCCACCAACCTTAGCAATATCTCCTTTTCCGGCTAGTGCTGTAATTTCTTCTGGGACTCCTGTGGTTTTATTAAACCTGTAAGGAACACCACCAACTGTATACATATCATAGCCTTTACCAGTGGCTTGTGACTCTGCAATATCCTTCTGTGTTTGTGCTTTCTTTAAAGCTAGTTCAACTGGAAGTTCTGCAATTTGTTTTTCTCGCAGACGTGCCTCTGTTGCTAGCTTATCGCTATGTTCAAGGCTAGTCTTTCTGGCATCTTCAACATTTTTATCTACTTTCGCCGCTAATTCTCCGTCCTGATATTTTTTAGTTTGCTGTTCAGTCAACGTCATTGCAGAGGTCTTTAATCGTTCTTTAAGAGAATCAAACGCCTTAGGATCTCCTGAATTTTTAGCTTTTTCAATTTCTCCGCGAATGCCTAAAGCAACCTGAGTAGGTAGTTCTGCCGCATCTACAGCCTTTTCAAGAGAACCCCAATCACCTGTAGGAGCGGTTGAAATGAGTTGTGCTGCATAACTCATCTGTTCTGTTTTTAGTTTTAAGTTATTTAGTTGCTGAGTCTGTGCATCAGTGCGAAGGGAAGAAGCTGCTTTCTGTAGTTCATATCCTTGTTTAGCGTATCCCTTAGACATGAGGGTACTACTTGCGTTCATTAATGCAGACATCTGTTTAGTAGGGTCTGTTTTATCTTCTGGGGACAGACCAGAAAAGGCATCAGCCACAGCACTTTTTTCTTGGTAGCCCTCTACCTTTCCCTGCGCCCAATCAGCACTTTTTTGGAACCCACCCCATACATCAGTTACCACGATGCGTTCCCCGTGCCCCAACCTTGGTTAGAATTCCCATACTGTCCATCATTAGCATTTGAACTACTAAATAGATTACTAAAGTAACCAGAAGGAGCGCCTGTAGCAGCACCAACACCCATACCCACCAAACCCATAACGTTGCTCCATCCTTGTTGCTGCACTTGGTTGGCTTGGTTAGATTGACTCATTACACCACTATACTGTGCCGCTGCTGCCTGAGCAGGAGACTGAGCTGCACCAGATAAAGTAGATAACTGCCCAAACATTTGGTTGTAATAGTTATTAAAATTACTCTGCCCTATGTTCTGTAGAGCGGCCTGTTGATGACCGGAACTAACCCCACCAGTAGCAGCCATGCCTGTATTAACAGCATTTGTACCAGCCTGCATGGTAGAGCTAAACCCAGGGCCTGACATAGCCATGCTAGGATCATTAACTAAATTGTTAAGTTGTCCTGCTGCTTGTTGACGGTACTGTGAGTACGGGTCATAGGTACTAAGACTTGGGGGAGGGGGTGCAACTGTACCACCACCAAAAAATGAACTCATAATTATTTCCTTAAATTAGTTTAGAGTATAATTTCTCAAAGAATGTATACCCTAAGTATTCAAACAATTTGGAATTATCAAGATGCAACTTAGTAGAATACAATATTCTATTAACACCAAGTTCTTTCAGATATTGTTCGGCTTTCTGAAATAACTTAATGCCCGTTCTTCCCTTTCTATATTGCTTACGAAGATAATATACATCTTCAAAAGCAGTTAAACAAGCCATATAGTGCATATGTGGAGATACGAAAAACACAATATATCCAATTAATTCTTGTTCTTTACGGCAAGTGAATACTTTGAGTACCCCTGCTTCTGCCAGTGAATGATATTTAGCCCAATCTGGTTCTACGTCATATTGTTTGGTAACTGACAATTCCTCATAGTGTTCTGGAATTATTTCCTTCCAATCTTCTATGAAGTCAACAAACCTTTCTTCTTGGTACGTTATCATTTAAGTCCTATAGTTCGTTGGCTGTACGCCATCATTCTCCATTTCACCAATATGGAAATCTATTTCAGCCGAATCCAATCGTAAAGGTTGAGCATCTGTACACAAGAACTCCCAAGCGCGTCTTCGGGCTTGTCCTGCCTGATATAGTTGTGGCCTTGGTTTACTTAAGTCTACTTGACGATAGGGAGACCAAGTATTGTAATCATCATCTGTGTGTCTAATTTTCATAACAGCAGGGACTTTATCACCCACTATTTCTACTCTAGTATAGAACTTACGTTTAGTAGTTCCACTATCTGTAATATCTGTTACAGCCCTGTAGTAGATAGGAGCACCTGCATCAGTATAATTGTAATCTGACATTGTATATACAGTGCCATTATCATCATCTAAGAAGTAATAAATAGAGGTGGCCCCATAGGTTCCTGCATAGTAACTGGGTCTAAAATACTGCTCTCCATATATTCCAGTAACCCCGGACGTAGCGTCACCGATGGCCCACATAGTCCACTGTGTCCAAACTTTCTCACCAACGTCATATACTATTGTAACATTTAAATCTTCCAATGTCAAGACATAAAACATATGTCCATTGTATTTAAATGTAAAAGAAGATACTGTCACTAGGTTGCTATTAGATAAGATTCTCTCTATATAGGCAGTAGATATTTTTGTTGGAGATAGTCCTTGTAACATATAGACAGCAGGCCCTGTATTCTTGGACTGCCCTACCCATACCACTGACATTTCCATTTGAGCAATAGACTCGCCATTAGCACAACCTATCTCAAAGGAATAGCTATTAGCAGGAGCTAGGGGGGATCCAGTACCTAAAGCACTAGAAGCGGCATCGTAAAAGGGGATTGTAGACCATTGCCCAAAGGCAACTACATAATTTAACTGCTTGGCAAGTCCTACTAAAGTATTTGGTTCTATTTCACAGGTTAGGTAATCTAGAGCATACCAGGAAGTAGGGTCATTAACTGCACTCGTATATATTTGACCATTGGGTTGCCCCACCACTGTATAGGTATCTAAATAAGCGACACCGGGAACCAAACCACCCGTACTGAGTTGAGGAAAGGAATTTAAGGTAGCGTTAGCAGTAGCACCATTTCCCCTCACACCAGACCAAGCAAGAGTAGCTGTGCCATTAGTAGCTGAACCACTAGAAAATGCAGGTGCATTAACAAGACTTGAGTCAAAAGTTCCGGCTGTTGTTACAGTATAAACATTTCCACCGTAATAAACCGTTTCTCCTAGTGTAGCTGTGCCACTAGCTGCCCATGCTGTACCATAAGAAAATCCTTCAGTAATAGTTACAGTAGGTGTTGTTGTATAGCCAGAACCGCCAGATACTAACGTTACATTGGTTCCTACAATAATACCGGATTGCGGGACACAGGTAATTACAGCAGCTAATCCGGCCCAAGTAAGATTATTCACTGTTCCACTGGTGTGGGTGGGCGGGGTTGTATTGGTAGTAAAAGTAGTTGTAGCAGTGTATAAATTAACACCATAAACTACTTGTTGCGCCGCAGCAACCACTAGATGGGCTGTCCAAAGGACACCCGCAGTAATTATAGGCTCTATATAATTAGTGCCACCATTAACAACTGTTATCTGAATTACATAATCGTTGGTAAGTGGAATAAAACCATATTTACCAGCTAAGGGAGTATTAGAGGGCCACGGAGTGCCAGAAGTAATATATGAGGGATTATATATATAACCATTAGACTGGTTATGGACAAACATAGTACTAGTTAAGGCAGAAGTAGTCATTAATAATCCAAGTTAAAAGGAAAGTAATACAGCACCAGCCCCACCATTGCCGGGACAACTAGTATTAGCATATGTTAATGCACCATTACCACCAGCACCATAGCCAGTTCCATTGATACCACCAACACCAGGTACCATGCCATTATTCATGCCTATCCCCAGAGTTCCCACAGTTCCGTTTGGTGTACCCCCTGCCCCCGCACCCATGTATCCGGGTGACAGTCCCCCCGTTCCTCCAGTAACCGTCAGTGTTGTAAACCCTGTGCCAGATATAGAAGAACTACCACCAGTACCCCCAGTATAAGTTCCTGTAGAGCCACTAGCACAAGTGACAACTCCGTTAAAGGAAGACTGTGAGTGCAAACCACCAGACCCCACCGTGATGTAGAGGGTACTTCCCGGAATAACAATTATGGCCTGGTTGTCTATGTGTCCACCAGAACCACCACCAGACCCAGGATGAGAATCACCCGTGCCATCATCAGCACTACCGCCCCCACCAGCACCAATCAGTGTAACATAAATTACTGTTATCCCAGAAGGAACGGTGAATGGCATATTAGTTGCCGGAACACTGAAGATATAGTTACTTCTAGTAATTGTATTTGTGGCTGCGGGTGTAGGTAGGTTTTGATTGAAATATGCTGTGGCAACAGCCCCCGTCATGGTTCCAATAGTTGTGTACACACCCGTAGAACTTACAGAATAAAGAATGTTATTTACTATAGCATATAATACACCTTCAAAATAGAATAAACCTTGCCCTTTTGCAGCGGGTAGGTTAGAAAGTATAGATACACCCGGGCGTTTAATAAAGCTACGCTTCTGTCCTACAGTTTCAAAGTAACCATTAGTACACTTAGCATCTTTGGTAAGAGTGCCATCACGGGTTTCTATTGGCTGACTAAGAGGGATTCTCTCAATAGGCATTAGTAACCCCGGTTATTCATAGACATTCTTATGTCTGGTTGAAAGAATGTAGAATACGCTTCTACATCCCAATCAGTTAATTGGTCTTTATACATCTTAGCTCGTATAGCTATTTCTTGTCTGTTGCCCGCAGGCACCCCATATTCAAGAGACAACTGATCGGCTAAGTTCCATACCAATACATTCATCCACTCATTGGGAAAATCGGGTATATCTTGTGCACGAAGTAAGTCTTGCATTGGCATTTGACAGACTAAGCGAATCTGTAGGTTTGTAGCTGTATATGAGTCAGGGGTTAAGTAGACATACAAGATACCGTTGTTCTGTTTAAGATCATAGAATACACTATTGGACACACCAGTAGACATCTTAGAACCCAGCATATTGTACTCTTGCTTAGATAACATTTGCAGTGGTACATCTATTACAGGTGCTACTGAGGTATTACGATACCATCCCTGAATCATCTTTAGGGGTTTATCAGTGAGGGCGGTAAGTAGTCCTGTATCAAAACTATCATACATAGGAACAGAACTAGGCCCTCCTAATACATAGGTAGTAACATTATTAGTTACAGGTATTACTAACTCTTGTATCTTCCATAACTTTAAGCCCTCTGTAGCCATAGACTTTATCAATAGATTTAGGGCTAGAGAAGCATTGGTAATACTAGCAGCATCAGGAGTATCTCCCAACTCTAATACACCTAGTTTTCGCATAGCTAAAGCAATTACTTGATCCCTGGATACTGTAAAGGAGGAACTCATTTAACCACCCATTATTAGTTTTATGGCTTTCTCAAGCCCAAAAGACTGCGCCACAAGAACAGCTAACGCTCCAACAACAATATATTTAATCTGACTTAAATTCTTTTCAATGCTTGACATGGTTTCTTGTAAACACACAGTAGCATTCCTGAGTTCCTTAATATCTTCTGAATGGTCGTCTGTTCGGACTTCAAGCCTAACTACTCGACTTTCTAATTCTTGTGTCATTTTGCAAGCCTTATCAGGGATAGATTATAAATGTTACAGGTATAAAGTTATCTTGTTGTTCTGGTTTAGTGAAAGGAGGTGCTTGATAGTCTGCTACTCCTTTGACGAAATCTTGTGGTTGTCGCATTTCAAAATCACTCTCACAAACCTTTAAACCATCCCATCGTTGCCGTAGTTGAGAACCTTTATAGACTCTGCCGCATACATCACAAACAGCCTTAAAATCGCCTCTGTCGTATCGTGGTTTATAACTCATACAAGACTCGGAGCATAGACACTTAAATCACCAACGCCAGTATAGGTATTACCAAGTGAAGTTGTAATGGTCATAACAAGGCGATAGGTACACTCACTGACACCGTTAGCGATTCTTTGTGTAGCAATTTTACTACCAGTAACTACAGTAGGAGCACCCATTAAAATAGAGGAGGGGCTTGGGTCTGTTCCATTCATTAATATTACAGTACAAGCGGCTGTAGATATTGTTTCAGCAGCAGTTAGAACCTGAGTAAAATCAAAAGAAAAATTTTCAGACTCTGTCGTTATTTTAGCACTAAAAAAATCAGCCATTTTTATTCCATAATGTGATAATACGATTTTTAACGAAACTTAGAAAAACTTTCTTAGATTTTACTATCATGGTGTATTTACCAACAGCACCATACTTTTCAACTAAATTTACAAATAATTGTATAACACTACTAGATACTGTAGATAATAGTTTATTAATTAATTTACGAACTGTTGCTGAACTAGTGGAGACAACAGATAATAGTTTAGAAAAAGACCTTACTATCGTAGCCGTACTAGTACTGGTAATATATAATAGTTTATTTAATAATCTTTTTATAGAGACTGTACTAGTACTGGTAATATATAATAGTTTAGAAAAAGACCTTACTATCGTAATAGAGACTGTACTAGTACTGGTAATATATAATAGTTTATTTAATAATCTTTTTATAGAGACTGTACTAGTACTGGTAATATATAATAGTTTAGAAAAAGACCTTACTATCGTAGCCGTACTAGTACTGGTAATATATAATAGTTTAGAAAAAGACCTTACTATCGTAGCCGTGCTACTACTGGTAATACTTATTAACTTACTCACTGCTTTTGTTACACTAGCAGAACCAGTACTAGCTATACTAAAAACTATTAATCTAACTAATGAAATTAGTATGCTGATAGTAGAAGCAGAAGAAACACTAAGTGTTCTAAAATATCTTAGAAGAACTCTGGCTGTAGAAGAACTTAAAACACTTATAAACTTTCCTACTGCTTTTACTACACTAACAGTACTAGTTGATATATAATTTAGTACTATAGATAGTATACCTGAACTTAGTCCTGCTATTGGGGCAGAGGATAGTGGATTCTTCCCGAACACATTAAGTCCCCGCCGGGAACGGTGCTGTTGGTAAAGTTGTTGGTATCGTTGCAGGTTGTGCATTTTGTGCTTGAGCTTGTTGTTGAATAGCTTGTACTAAACCTGCAACTTCTACAAATTTTTGGTTACCCAAATATTGCAAGATTGTGTTTACTAGATCAGTTGATAGTTTGATACCATCCATTTTTTAATCTCCATGAAGTTGCCACCAAATTAGGGTGGCGGCTTGCCCTAAAATTATTTTACAGCTTCTTCAAATACAGACATTAGTTACCCCAAGTAGCTGTAGGAACAGTAGGGAATGTTGCTGGTGTTGTTGGCAAGGTTAATACTGTACTCCCAGATATATCTGTTGGCGTACTTAATGAAACACTTCCGCTGGTATCGCCAGCTACGACTATGCTTGACATTATTTAGCCTCCTAGAGCTTCTATCTTTGCGGTTAAGGCTTGTAGCTCTGCCATTAGCTCTGCTGCTGTTGGAGGTACTGGCTCTTGTGGAATAATAGGTTGTGGATTGTTAATAAAATCTAAATGGTATGCGACCAAACCATCTAATTCGGATTCATCTTTAGCACATACAACATTAAATGTAATTTCTTCACCGTTGTTTATTGTGGTGATTTTATACATTAAGTTTTGGTCTTGTAATTTTTCTGATGTATATTCCATATTAATCCTTAAGCAGTAGGTCTAGTTCTTAAAAAGAAGAAACCATAAGTTGTAGTGCTTGAACTTGTCCATGTATACCCACCAATTCCAGTATTAAGTGCAAATGACCCAACTGTTGAAGCAGTACTAGCAACTGCTACTGTAGAACCACCCCCACATAAATATATAGTTACGCCTCCAGTATTATATTGATTTACTACAAGCATTCCTGAAGCATTAGAAAAATTAACTGTTCCTCCACTAGATACTGTTGTTCCTGCTCCTGCTAATGATGTATCTATAGAATATGTTCCAGCAGCTCCCATTGGAGCAATAGAACCATTAACTGCTAATTTTCCATAACTAGCTGGACTACTTGTACCAATCCCCACATTACCACTAGAGTCAATACGCATACGTTCTGCGCCAGCAGTGTTAAATACTTGGGTATTTGGAATTGCACCTAAAGCGTTAAACATAGCCAAAGAAGCAGAACCGTTTGCATATCCAATTGTTCCTGCTAAGGCATTAATATAGTAGTTCGCTGCGCCAGCATTTCCATTAATATCTAACTTATAACTAGGGCTACTCGTCCCAATCCCCACATTCTGACTAGCATCTATCGTTACTGCATTAGTGCTATTAGTTGCAATACCTATAGAATTAGTTGCGGGTAAATATACACCATTAGTAGGTATTGTAGATAGATTAGGTATAAAGCTATTGGCAGTTGCAGTAGTAAACACGCCTGTAGAGGCAGTTGTAGCTCCTACTGTGCCATTAATATTAATTGATGCTGTTCCTGTTAAGTTTGTTACTGTACCGCTTGATGGTGTACCTAATACAGGGGTAACTAATGTAGGGCTTGTACTTAATACTACTGAACCTGAACCTGTTGAAGTTGTTACCCCTGTACCGCCATTAGCTACAGGCAATGTTCCAATCAATGACAATACTTGAGCGGTTGTAGCAACTGTATGAGCGGATGTTCCATTACCATACAAAATACCAGTTAGAGTTCCTGCTTCACCAGTTCCACCGTTTGCGGCATTTAAAACACCTGCAACAGTAATCGCACCAGTAGTAGCTGTGCTAGGTGTAAGTCCAGTTGTGCCTGCTGAGAAGCTTAATACACCAGTATTGGCAATCGCTGCCCAAGAGGGAGCAACCCCTATACCACCAGATGTTAGTACTTGACCTGATGTACCGGGATTATTAGATGCCAGCACTGCTGTAGAAGCGGTATAGTCACAGAATACATCTTGTGTACCGGTAGAGAAGTTAACTGGAGTAGTTGCACTACCTGATAAAGGTGTGGTACGGACTAGAGTAGTTCCTCCAGCCCCTATAGTCCCTAAACCTACTTCCCAGTTACTTCCTATTTGATCTGCAATAACATAATAAGTAGTATTACTGGCACCAACCCCAGCAGAGAAAGTTTTATAACCAGCAGCAGCACCTAATAGAGTTGCTGTGCCTACACCAGGGGATGTACAGCTTTCCTTTACTCTATCTGCAAGTACTAGCGCCATTTGTTATCCTTAACTAAATTGTACTTTAACAGTAAAGGCGATAGAGTCACCACTGTTTAATGCTACACCAGTGAAGTCTCCTTTGATAAATAAATTACCAGATGTAGAAGCATCAAACAAACCAGCATTTGTGATTGTCTCAGTAGTGCCTGCAGTTTGTGTTGCTACAACTTGAAAAGTGTCGTTAGTAGTTGATGTTGTTTGCTGTGTAACTGTGCCTGATACTCTAGGTGTTACCTCAGTAAATAATGTTGTATCAGTCGCTGCTGTTGTTCCTGCACCAGTTCCCCAAGCAACATATTGTGGTATTGTTCCACCACTGTTGAGACGGTTAGTAACAATAGCTTTGCCTGTATTTACGAGCAGTGTAGCCATAATTATAATCCTTTAATAAATTGTTTTACTTTCCAAATAAACATCTTCAGTAAGTTTCTATGGTAATAGTCTACAATACCAAGAGGTTCCACTGTGCCATCAGCACGAATGATAGTGGCAATCAGTTGAATCTCTTTAGCATTGCTGTTAGCTATTTCCATTATACACCCTGTTTAACTAGTTCTAATACTACAGAAAATACTAAAGGAGTACCACCTATAGTAGTGTTATAACCTGTAGTCTCTAGGGCTATTTTACCTGTAGGAGAAGTAGCATTGTTTTGAAGACCACCAAAGTTCCAGAAGGA